GTTCGATCATTCACACTTGAACGAGATTGGTCCTCGTCAATACTTGAGATTCTGGTACACGCCGAAAAGCGACTACCCTGTTGAGGCTCGGTATCACCGTCGCCCATTGCGTTTGGTTAATGATGCTGATTGTCCTGAATGGCCCGTTCAATACCACCACTACTTGGTTTACGCGGCCCTCAAGGACATCTCTATGCAACACGGCATGGCCACGTACAGTCAGCTTTACGAAGCTCGCGCTCAACAACTGATGGAGCGCATGAAGAGTAAGTATCTTTCACGAACCGATAGAATGTACATTCGTCGTGGATTTGATCGAGCAATGGCCGATCGCGAACGATTTGGTATCCCGAGTAAATCATGAAAACACAGAAATTTGAAGTTGCTCGTCTTCGTGGAATGGATCAGCGTTGGCGCGTTAGTGCCGACTCTGCTGCTCAAATCAAAGAGATGTCGTGGGACAGCTACGATGGCTGGAAAAACGCTGGAGCCTACGACCTAATTACTTACGGCGACTACGATTGGGGTCTCAATCACTCCGAAATTACTTCAATTCACTTTTTGTCTCGACACAATGGTTCTCAAAGATCGATTATTTTTGAGGATGGCAAAGGCGCTTTGCTCAAGCTGAAGACATCTAATTTTGACCGATTGGGTTCATCGACTACGGCAAAGCCATTCAATACCCTCATAGACCTTGAAGGTAAATTCTTTAGTGGAACCTCATCCGCTACGGCTCGAAAGCGATTCGTGCCCACCACATCTTCGATCGGATCCCAAAGCGTTGCATTTGGTGGTCGTTTGTATTTGGTCAACGGTGTTGATGAACCTTCTGTTTTCGATGGTCGCTATGTATCTCCTGCCGGATTTTCAACTCAACCAGCATCACCATCTGCGACTGTTGTGTTCCGAGAGTACTACAACGAGGCTGTCGATGAAAGTACTGTCAATGAGACCAGATACATGCTTGGAACCCGAATCAAGGGTCAAGGTTTGGGTAGCCTTAAACCAAAAGGGGCAAAAACAGTAAAAAAAGGAGCAGCCTCACCCAACA